TATATACCGGCCTTCCTTGTCCATCTAATGTATAATTCCATTTAACATCTATTGGAGTTGTAAAGTAATTAATAGTACAATTTGCAAGAGTTGTTGGATAAACCCTTAAAGTGCTTTTTTCTTCTATATAAAATGCATTTGCTTCATCTACCGGATCAATTGAATCTTGAATCCTTTCAGCAAACCTATTTTCTTCAATTCTATAGATTCTATAATTATTTGCAGTATAAATAGCACTAATTTTGTTTAAATCAGCAGGTTTTGTTAAAATCCCTAAAGTTATAGGTAATACTGATTTCTTTTGAAAAGGCATTAATCTAGTAACTACATTATCTGTCATATTCAATCCAACTCTTGGTATTGGTCTTCCATATTGGTATTGCTCAATTCTTCCAACTAAAAAATCATAATAATTCCTTTGAGCAGTATTGAAAGCATATTCATACTCTGCTGGAGGCAAACTCCCTAGCTGATTCTTTCTAACAATAAATTTAAGTATATTATATACTTGGTCAACTGTCATTTTTTATTTTTTAAATTTTGAACTAGGAACATTAATAACATCTCCTATTTTTTTATCTTTCCACAAAGCATTGTTTATATATTGCTTTGCAGTAGCATCTCCGTGCCTTGCTCTAAAAGATTTAACAGTTGCCATTGAACGATTTTTAGGTCCAACTTTAACCCCTTTTTGTCCACCCTGAACTGTAACTTTTTTGCCATTTACAGTAAAAACAGCCTTCCAGGTTTTCCCTTTAGCTGTTCCTCTTTGTATTTTTGCTTCTGGCATATGAAATCTTTTTACAAATATAACAAAAATCCCCCAATATGAATTGAGGGACTTTGTTCCTATTATCTACACCATTAAACCTGAGTTTTTAGCGTCTTACAAAACGCTTCTCCTTCTTCAGAATAAGCATAGTCTGTAATCGCATCTACAGCTTGTTTATCAACCGGAATATCGGTAATTAAGTGTTTGCTTAACGTCCAATGTAATTGGCCTTTAACAAGCCCTGTAGTGATTATATTGCTAGTTAAAGCTTTCTCAATCATATACCTAATCTTTACCTTTGGATTGGTAGCATAAAGTAAGAAGTTTTCAGGATTCTCTAAAGCCTTAGCCTTATAATCTTCCCTAATTACATCAATATCTCTATCTTCTCCTGTAGCCCCATGTATAAAGGCTATTCCTAAGAACTTAGCGTGCGGAATCATATCATCTTCAGTAGCAGTCCTAGCCACATCATATGCCCTATCTTTCTTCTTACCTAATTCTACAACATTATCATCAGTATTAACAAAATCTAGCATTCTATATAGATTGTTTACACTTTTAAATTTGTTTTTCTGATTTTCGCATTGGTTGTTAAGCTTCAAGAACTGAATTAGCTGCTTATTCCATGACGGAATCCTTAAATGACCGTCTTCAAATATAATTTGATTAGTAGTCTTATTTAACATCGAATCAGATAATGGAGCATTTACTTCTTGTTCATCAACAAAAATTGTTTTCAAACCCTCAATATACCTAATTTGCCTTGGCTGATAATCTTGGTCAAGATCAGTTCCGAAATTATACAGAATTGTATCTGTATTTGGAATCATTATTCTTGGAGGGAAAATACTAGATCCTTCATAGTATTTTGGGTGTTCTGTAACTAACCTGAATACATAAGTATCAGGCTCTTTCTTTATTTTTTTAACTGAACTTACTTTACTCTTTGGAGTAAATTCTGTTACCGAAGTTGGATTACTTGTCAACTCGGATAGTGATTTTGCCATATTGTTATTTTTAGTTTAATAATAGAAATACAAATATATGTATAATCAAATAAAGTACCAACATAATTTAAGTGCTAAATTGGCATAAACAAAAACCCCCTCGTGTGAGGGGGCTTTGCTATCAGAAATATAATACTAGATTCCTTTCATAATTGCGTACTGATTAGCAGCAAATACTCTAACTCCAGGGAAACTCAACATACTGATGGTTTTTTGTGCATCTGTAGTCTTGTTCTGAGGAGCCAACATACCAGTTTCGGTAGTTAGGATTCTTTGACCATTAACCTCTTGGAATACAATTTGGAAACTTGGGAACTGTTTTCCAGTCTTAGCATCGCTATTGATTTTCTGAGGAATCAAACAACCGTAGTTGCGCTTCTCAGGAGTAGTCGTTGGAGCAATATGGTATACTGCTTCAGGGCTAAACATGTTATTCAAGAAGAAATGGAAGGTATAACCGTCAATCATGAATGAACTAAATCCGTAAGATACGGCAGCTTCAGAACTTCCACCAACAGAACCGTAAGATAACGCACCATTTTGGTATTTACCAAATAATAGGTCGTTAAACTCTTGACGCTGATAGATATCCTGCAACCAATGGTATTCACCTGCACCACCATAGAAGTTCAAAGAACGAGTCAATGTGTGAATATCAGAGATAGCACCAGCTCCTGCTGTGTACTGAATGGTAGTACCATTTGCAGCAACACGAGGAAGAACACCAGTAGTTCCAACAGAACTTCCGTATGCACCCAAGTTGTCAATTGCAGTACCTTCAAAAACTTTGAACATCAAGTTATTCATATAACGCTTGTTCATATCATCCATTGCAAGGTAGTAGTAGTAATAATTACCGTTACCAAAATCAACTTCATTCTTTTCAATATCAGCCCTATCGGTGATTGTGTAATCATCACGATGTTCAGTAGTGGTATTGAAGATTTTATCCAACAAAGGAGACATACCATCAAGACGACCTGATTGCTCACCTACGTTAACAGCACCTCTCAAAAGCAAGTATTCACCAGCCAAAAGGTTAGCAACACCAGCAGAAACCAATGCTGTTGCAACTTGCAACGGACGGATTGTAGCGGTATGCGCACCAGCAGTTGTTTTGTTAACAGAGATAATCTGACCTTCGTAACCTGAAGTCATAATACGAACAACTTCACCAACACGAATTGGAGATAAAGTTCCTGCACTAGTGTAAGACTCAGCAGCTAAAGTAACAGTAACATCAGCACCAGCAGCCGGAGCAGTGATCTGAGCATTTACTTTTACAGCTTGGTGAAGACCACGCTTTTCGTAGTGATAAAACTGACGGTTGTCACTTTTAGTTTCTACAACTGAATTACCAAGAGCCATTTGAACTAATGCATAGTTCTCAGCTCCATACTTTCTAACCAAACTCTTTTCAAAAGAGCGGTCGAAAATGTTTAAATCATTCAACAACGACCTATTAGTCGCTGAGGTTGCGGCTGCTCCTTGAGCGTAGCCTGGGAATGTATTTGCCATTTTTTATTTTTGTTTAAATTTTAATTAATTATTGTTGTCTTGTTAAGTGTCCGCTAAATAATTTATCGAACATATTCTTTTCTTCATCAGCATCAGATGGCCTATAAGTTGCTGACTGTTCAGTATCTACTGTAATGTTTTTACTCTTTTTAAGAATATCTAGTTTTGTTTGGTTCACGGCTTGTGACACAACGGAACTAATTATCTTATTAAAGTTATCAGCTATATACAAATCTTTGAGAAGCTTGTCGGCTTTATACTCTCCTTCTTGGAAGTATCTATCTGCCATATACATTTCAAGATTCTCTGCTCCTTCTTGATATTTCGTCAACTCCTGCGCAGGAATTTCAAATTTACCATTTACGGAAGTATTTGTTTTTTCATCTTTCCAACTAAATGGAAGAGAGTTTACAGTTTTGCTAACTTCATTTAAAGTAGACAAGAATTTAGACCTTTCTTTTTGCAACTCAATTTCATCTTCATTATCACCGTTATCTACCTCTTGAGCTTTTTCGTATTTAGGGAATTTTATATCTTCATTAGATTTATTAAAAAAATCTTTTGCGTCTATAACATCATTCTTTATACGTTGATTTAGCTTCTTTTGTTCTCTTCTTAATTTAGAATCATCAAACTCAAGTTCATCAATTGAATACTTTTCATTATACTCATCTTCTATATCTTGAGAATCAAATTCTGGATTCTTTTGTTTTATATAAGCCTTTAATACATCTTCATCAGATTTCTCATTGAATTTAGATGCAAAAAGTTGTTTATCTAATAATGCTGCTACTTCTTCTATTTTACCTTCAGCAAGCATATTGTAAATAGACCTTGAAGTTTCATTCTCAAACTGACCTAGTTTTTCTACTTCTTTATCTTTATTTATATGCTCTTCTACTTCTTCCCAAGATGAATACTTCCCCCCGGTCCTTGTTTTTATAAAATCACTTTCATCTAAAACTTCTTCTTCATCTTCTTGTTCTTCACTTATGTTAAACTCTACTAAGTTATCAGATTCAATTGTTTCATGTGGAACATTATCCTCAATTAACGGTTCAATTACTTCTTCGACTACTTCTTTTTCTTCTTCTACATTTAAACTATTTACATATTCTTGTAGAATATCTGTAGATTCTGTAGGTGTTTCTGCTGTTTTATTATTAGCAAATTCTTGAATAATGTCTTGAGATTCCATGTTATATTTTATTTTTGGGATTAACTTGTCCTAAAATTACACACAAACATACAAATATTAATTAATAAAAAAAAAATGTATATTAAGACATCTCTTCTTTATTTTCTTCTTCTGATGCCATTTCCTCTTCATTTACCTCTTCTTCTCCAGCTTGTTCTTCATTCATTTCCTCTCCTTCTTCTTCTTGAACCTGATTAGTTTGTTGTGCTTGTTGTGCTTGTTGGACTTGTTGTGCTTCCGCTTGCATTAATTGCATTTTCTCTTGTATAGCTGACCCCAATATAGTATCTACTATTTCTTTTATATTTTGAGGTAATTCTACACCACTAGAAAAAGAAGAAGAATACATTTGAGATGCAAATCTAAGTAACTCTATTTCTTTATCAGCAAATCCTTTGCTTTGATTAATAGCTATTTTCCCTTGAGATTCCATTTGCAAAATCTGCGCATCTTGTTCCATCTTCAACTGAGCAGATTGTTGTTGAATTTGAGCATTCATTTGAGAATTCTGTTGGGCAGACTCCATAGCTTCCTTTTTTGCCCTTTTCATTGATTTAGATAAATATAATTCAGCTAGTTTTATATCATCTATATGTTTAATCTTAAAGGCTTGCTCATATGTAATAGCTCCAGATTGTAACGCTATATTCATAGACTGTATCAATTCTGCCCTTTCTTTATCATCAGGTAATAGTCTAACCTTAACATCAAACTCCATGTCAATTATAGACATATCATATCCCTGGAATTCTTTAAATTTAGATGCTTTAAATACAACTAAATCCCAAAGCATCATGGACATTTTTTGACAAGTCTGTTCCATTAATATTGAATATGCATCATATATGTATTCAGTTGCATTATTTGATGCTGCTATTGCATTTTGCATAACCCCAAGACCTGTTTTTACAGGAATACTAGAGCTATCTTTATATTCAGATATACCCATTTCTTCTCTAAGTCTATCTAACTCAAAGTTATATTGGCTGATAAGAGTATTAAGTTGTGCTATATTGGCATTAGACGGTATAGCATTAATTGGCATTGCTTTTCTTTCCCCATCATCTCCTGTTGAATCCCAGTACACTCTACCAGTTTGGTCATATACACGCATTAGTTTAAGAGGGTCAGTTGTATTCCCAAGTCCTAAATCAACATCTCTTAATCCTGATATATCTACAGCAAAACCATCAGGTCTCATAGTCCCTATTAACTGCTGCATTTTTAACCTAATAAGAATCATTTGCCTAATTGGCCCCATTGCCTTTTCAATCATGGAAGGGACTAAACTTCCATTAGCATTAGGACATACTACAGAATAATTAAAGAAAGCGTCTACACCATTTTGATATGGTCTAATTATGTTTTCAGATATATCCCATTTTAATATAATATCAGTATCTACAATCCAAACACCATTGTAAATATTCATTCTTTTAGATTCTATAACTTCTCCGTTTATTTGAGAACCAACAGCAGCTACAGGTTTTCCTTGTTTTTGGACTACCAATAAATTGCCAAATTGATTTTCTGTTTTAACAGAGAATTCTATATCTGTACTTTTTATCTCAAAGTCAAACACCAAGACAGAATAGTCGTCATAAGGTCTAAGTTCTGTGTATTTATAAGAATCTCTCCAATATAAATTTTCACTACGTTTAAGTTCTCTTGAAGACTTTTGTGCGATTTTAAAAAGAGTTTCTTCATCTAAATTATATTTTCTTCGTATTGCTGCTAATTTCATTGGGTATACTTCACCAATATATGATATATCTTTACCATTATCAGATTCAAATACATTATATATCATG